GGATATCCCGGAGACCCGGTGCCCCGTGATATAGCGCACTGCGCAGCCGTCGCCCTCATCCGGAGGCAGGTGTCCCCCCAAAACATATTATGTCCACCTAGCCTCAGTTTCGCTATACATAATTTTAATTGTCCGCCCCACCAGCTTCGAGGTCGGGGCCGCAATCACGTACGGGCGGCCCGCGAGTAAATCCCCGGAAAGTTCGGTCGGGCGTTCAACATGAAACATATTATCCTCCATATATGACCGACCTGGTTACGAAAATGGTGTAGCTTTGGGGAGGGCAAAATGAAGCTAAAATAAAGATAAAAGGGGGCTTGACAATGAGTAATTGAGTGTGATTTAATGAGTAACTAAGGGGCAGTGAAAAGACAGAAGGAGAAAGGGAGATGAAGGGATTGAGGGTGGCAGTAGTAGTGGTGGTCGTGGTATTGATAAGTTTAACGGTAGGTCTGATAATGAGGCCGATTGAAGTTAAAGAAACGAGAAAAGGGACAGAAATTGTTGTGTTGAGCGGGAAGAGTGGAGTAGTTATATTAGACTACACATGGTACGGAAGGAGCGAGCGGGATGCAGGATGGGAGCATTAAAGTAGAGAATGGATGTGAAGCATGGAAGGATTGTTTCAGCTGTCCATTTCCGGACTGTTGCATAGGTGTAGGGGGGAAGATATGCAAGAGAGATATAAAGAGATTTCAGCGGGGAGCGAATCTGGAGAAGGAATTTGAAGGGGGAAATCTTTCGACCGAAGAATTAGCGAAGAAGTTTGGGCTGTCCGCCAGCACGATAATGCGAGAAAAGAGGAGATATGCCACTCTCCGTAGAGAAGCTAACGCCCAATAGCAGCAAGGCAGCGGTAGAAGCAGCGATTTCTTCTTCCATTGAGAAATTGATGAGTGAATGGAAGAGCAGCGGAAGGATAGGCAAGGCACATCCGAAGACGGAAGAAGAGGCTCGTAAGCAGGCGATAGCCGTAGCTTATTCAGTTGCCCGCAGTTACGCTGGGGGAAGCAAGGTACCGGCAAAGTGAAATTTCTTTTGGCTATCTTGGCCATCATCATGATAGGGATGTTGTACAGGATGGCCGTGAATTTTTTAATCGGGAGGGTTTTCGATGGGTGGCCACGGAAGCGGAAGAAAGAAGTTTGAAGTACTGCTGCAGACAGTAGCGGGAAGACGCATTGTTGTCGGTACCTACTATCTTCGTGGTTATAGCACCGAAGAGATTGTCACCAAGACCGGGATCCCCAGCGAAGAAGTAAAGAAACATATCGAGGGATTCCGGCTTGACCTTCACAGCCAAGAAGAAAAAGATGCCGTCTTCTTCCGCAATAAGAACCGGCAACGCATTGACCAGGCGATAAAGGTTGCATGGGGTATCATTGATGTGTTTGAGCCGAAGGCAAAGAGTTCTAATCGCGCATCATTCGCCCAGATTTCGCTCAAGGCATTGACGGTTTTAATCGGTTTGCTTCGTTTGATTGCCGAGGTTGAAGGAGTCACAACCAGCAAACCTTCGGGCGAGACGGAGGAAAACATGAGGGAATTGCTCTCGAAGTTGAGAGCTGTAACAAAGGACGCCAAGGATACGGAGAACGCTGGGTTGGGAAAGAAATCTGCGGAATCCAATCATACGATTGAGGAAGACCTGAATAGACTTCTTGAGAAAGGAGCCGCAAGAGTTGAAATTTCCCAGACCACAAGAGAGGAACGAACTTCTGAAGCTATTCCCCAGCATCAAGATGAGCCCGGAGACGGGGAAGTTGATGCAGGTAACGGGATTTATCCCATCGGAAGCTCAGGAGCCGATTCTCTATGATGAACACCGAATAGAAACAATTACGGGCGGCATCCAGTCCGGTAAAAGCACGATGCTGGCCGTAAAGCTTGCTTCTCAATTCTGGCTCGGCGATTTGTATTGGATTATAGGGCCGGACTATGAACAGTGCCGCCGGGAATTCGGCTATCTCATTGAAATCTTCCAGGCATTGAACCTAATAAAACCTGGTTCTTATAGCTTTCCATCACACGACCAGTGTGTGATGAAGCTGCCTGGAGGCATCACCGTCGAAACCAAATCCGCGAAATACCCCGACAGGATAGCCGGACGCTCATGCGATGGTATTATTCTTTGCGAACCCGGCCAGATGCCTTATGAAATTATGCAGCGCTCGCTGGAGCGCCTTGTCGCCAAGGATGGTTGGCTGATGATGGCGGGAACGCTTGAAGTGTCCAGCGATTGGTTCGCTGATAAATTCAAAGAGTACCAGAACCCCGGAAACCCCGATGGTGGTATTTCATTCCCGATGCCGACTTGGAGCAATACGGCTCTTTTCCCCGGAGGTAGGACAGACCCTAAAATTGTCCAGCTGGAAGCATCGCTTGGGCCAGATAGATTTCAGGAGCGATGCGCCGGTATTCCGCTAAAACCTAGAAGTTTAGTTTTTCCTGAGTTTAAATCCATCATGCACGTTGGCGATGTTCGTATTGACCAGAATGAGCCGGTTTATATCGGTGTAGACCCTGGTTATTTCCCCAGCGTTTATGCTGTGGTCTTCTTGCAGTTTATAGAAGACGAGATTTATGTCTTTGATGAGATTTTCGTTCAACACACAGGTTCGGAACAGATAATCTCAATGGTGGCGAAGAAGCCCTACTTCAGTAAGATTGTCGGTGGAGCGATTGATGTTGGGAGTACTCAACATCATGGCGGGCAGCCGGACTATTTGATTTGGACAAAGCCTGATAAGAACCTCGCTTGGCCGGGGATACCATTAAAGGCCAGACAAATAAAGCCATTGAATGATGCAATTAATCGGATTCGGACATTCCTCAGACCGCATCCGTTAACTGGTCGTCCTCAGATTCATATCAGCGGACGGTGCCGCGGGCTCTTAAGTGAATTCGGAGCGTGTAAACCGCCTGAAGGGATTGATGGAGGTGGTGCATGGAAGATGAAGAGGGATGCCCGTGGAGAAATCCTTTTGCCGGAACGTCCGGAAGAAGAACATTGCCATGCCGCGAAGGCTCTAATTTATGCCGTTGTAGACAGATATGGCCTTGCCGGAAGCGACAGGGCCGGTATCCAAGTAAGCAGCGGAGTTTATTGACAGAAGCGGTATAATAAAAACAAAGTAAGATTGGTAATTAGGAGAGACCGATGATAACTCTCAAAGAAGTCAAAGAGATGGCAAGCGATAAGGGAGCCAAGTCTCGGATTGGTAGCTTCTCAACCTTACGTAAAAACCAGAAAATAAACGAGAATTGGTATGATTTACAGCAGGACATAAAAGTCCATGAAGTTTTCAAGAAGATTAAATTACCGAGCGCGCGCCAAATGGTTGAGACATTTGTTGCGCATCTTCCCCTTGGAAATCCTGAGGTTAAAGTGACGCCAGCCAGGGATACTGAAGACTATAAAAAACGAACCTCGAAACAACGCGATTTTTACGAGGCTCTTTTGCTCTATAACTCTCAACAGATTGATAATTTCATGAGAAGTTCCGCTAAAGATATCGGATTACGCGGCGAGGCGTTCCTAAAAGTGCAATGGAACAAGAACAATCTTACGCCGGGCCTTAAGGGAGAAGCCTGGGATGAAGAGGTATTGGAACGGATGCCGCTATCTCTACTGGTGCGCGAGCCGCGTAATTGCTATCCTAACGAAATCCATAACGATTGCCGACCATATGATATGCTTGAGCAATATTCGATTTTGGCGGGAACGGTAAAAGTGTTATATCCGGGAATGTGGAAGTGTAACAAAGCTGATAGAACCATCATTACCTTTACAGAATATTGGGATAAAGATTCAATGTGTCTGCTAGCGGATGGAGAGCCGATTGGCGATGGAGTATTTGAAAATCCTTTCGGCTTTGTCCCGTATGTCCATGTGTATTCTGGTTATGGGCACAGGGATTCAAACAATTCGCCTGAGTCAAAAGCTGTCGGTATCTTCCAGGCATGTCTCGACCTTCTGGCCCAGCAATCCAGATATTACTCATATCTGGATATCGCCACGGCATTCGCGGCCATGCCGCAGGTAATTTTACCTGGGCGCAAAGAAGATTTAGGGCCGGAAGGCGGGAAGGATTTAATCCCGAAGCCTGGGAGAGTCTGGTTTACCGGAGAAACTCCTGAATCGGCCAAGATTGTTTGGACGGCGCAGGGTATACCTGCGGGTATTATACAGGCGATAGCAATGAATCAGAATCTCTTGGGGCAGATACAATCAGATGTATTGAGAGGAACAGGAAGCGTAGAATCAGGTTATCCGATGTCCCTGATGATCGGCGAGGCCAAGCTGCAATTCTCGGTTCCTCTCGAAAATCTTCAAAATCTTTTCAGCCGGGCATTGGAGATGGTTAGATTAACTGTTAAAAATGTCATTAGGCAGGAAATTCCCATTTGGAGCAAGTCCAGTATCATTACGTTATCGCCCAAGGATTGTGAAGGAGCTTATCGCATATCGGTTAGTTTTGATTCTTCAACAACTGAGGCTGCCATTAATCGGGCTTTGACGTTGCAAAAACTGCGCCAGGGTGGTGATATCTCTAAAGAGACGGCTCTTGAATTGAATCCTCTTATCAAAGACCCATATAAGGAACTTGTGAGATTACAGGCCGAACAACTTTTGTCCCATTCCTCTATTCAGCAATGGATAGCTCTAAAGGCCATAAATGCCAAGGCGGGAGCCGATGCCGCGCAATCGGTAGCTGATGCCATGAAAGAGGGTCAGGCTGGCGCCATAAGGAAGAGTGAATCTACGGGTATTCCGATTGGAGGCGTCCTTGAAAAACCGCAACCTCAATCAGTTATTGAACAGGCGATGAGCCGAAAGGCAATCACCGCCAGGAGTGGAGTAAATGAAGAACCTGTTACCGCTGTCGAGCAAGGAGAATCAGGACGAGTTTCTCAGCGAAATACTGAAGGATAGGATGACAGACGTCGCCGAGCAGCTTCATAACTTGTTACCCCAAATCAATATGATGCCGCCTGTAGATGATGCTGATTTGGAAGATGCGATTTTGCACCTTAAACCGGAGGAACGTCAATATCTTGATAATAAATACGGACGTCATCAGGTTACTATCTTCTTCAACGATTTCCTTAGGAACAGGAGGTTATAACTATGTCTAAAGTAATTGATACCAGCGGGATTAAAACTACTCCCACGACTGACTTCGGAGTGACGGATAAGACTACGACTCCAAAGTCTTATTATGACCCTACCGCATGGGCAAAATTTCTTGAAGCTGTGAAAACCAAGACTGTGACTCCCACGACTGATACGGAAACAACGACCGATTTAACGACCTCAGAAGACACAACAACGGCTACGGCTGAAGACACAACAACGGCTACGGCTGAAGACACCGCGACCTCAGAAGACACCACAGTGGCTACGGCGGAAGACACTGAGTTTAACTGGGCGGGCTGGTGGAACTCTTGGAAGTCATCTTCGGAAAAAGCGATGGGTGGCGAAGTGACCGAGGAAACTTCTACCCCCGATTTGACTGATGCTAATACCAGGACGGCATTTGTTCAGAGGATTTCAAATGAACTAAAAGATTGGGCGACTGGGGAATTGGCGAATGCGAGCGATTCCGAAACGAGCAAAAAAATTCAGGATAATTATGCGCAAATGCTTCAATCACTTGAGGAGTGGTCTAGTTCTTGGGATGCAGGCGTTTGGCAACCTTTGCCGACCAACATAATCGCCAATTTGCCCGATTCCACGAGACAGGCCATCTATGACTATTATGACCAGTCAAAGTTGGCGTCATATTTTGAAACTTCCGGCCAAAATGTCATATCTGATGCGTTGGTTGATGCTATCAATAAATACAAAGAAAGTCTAGACCAAAGCACTTTATTGCTGCCAGTTTTTGTAGAGGGTGATGATACACAGGTTGATGCCAGTTTGATAACTCCTGAAAGCACTTATGGTGTTGCTTACTTTGATGACCAAGGCAACCAATATACCAAACAGCAGCTTCAGGAAATGGAACTTACAAACCCCAATATGCCGATAACGGCTGTTTATGATATCGGTGGGGGTAGTGTCGTTCAAGCAACACCTGCATCCATTATGGATATTATGGGACTTTCCGCACAAGATGTAATAAATCTTAGTGAGAGCGAACTCCCGGAGAATAAAGCTAAGGAGCAGTTCAAACAGCAGCTTGATGAGGATAAGGCAGCGTTACTTCAGGGTGTTGACGCCTCTAACTATAGAGAAAAAGCCGCCCTGCTTTATAATCTCTATCTAAAAGGAATGGAAAATGGAGCATATACT